CAACCGTAAAGGAAGCTCTGCTTAACATCTTCGGAATGGGGTCAGAAAGCTCGGAAGAGCCCATGCAAGCCCAGGGTCCCGGCATGTCAACTGAATCGGAAGAAGAAGTTGATGACTCCCGTGAGAACTTTCCTGCTGAAGGAGAATCCCAAGAACAAGGACTGTATTACGAGATCGGGAAGAGGAGAAAGAATGGACCGCACATTCACAACTGCTGCGGCCAGATCTTTGAGCACGAATCAATTCGCAAATTTGCTTGCCCCAAATGCCACGAAGAGAACGAATGCGTCCCGACTATAAGAAACACAGGTAAAGGCCCGAGATGGCCTAGGTATAATGAGAACATACCAACCTTGAGTCCGACGAACCACGAGGGCAAACACGACGTCAAACACGCACACAAGTGCAGTCATGCAGGTTGTACCGTGAGAATAGTACACTTACATGGCTCTCCCACTATGGAAACACACGGCCCCCGCAGCTGCTTCCAACATCAGGTGGCGAACATTGCAGCTAGTCAAGGACTCAACGATTCACATGGGTCCAATTCCGGACACAACACACAAAGATATCTGTGTGCTTTCCCCAAGTGTGACAACCAGATGGGAATGAAGAATGCGAAAGCAGGACTCAAGTACTGTAAGGCGCATCGAAGCCAGTCCAAAATGGCTCCTTTAGCCGGGGATCTTATGGCCGGAAACATCACGATTGACGAGGCTATAGAAAAGTACAAGTACGACGAGAATGGAAACATGAGGGAAGAATACTATGATGCGTTCATCCATACCGTGAAAGAAGAAGGTTGGGAGACGATGAGCCATATTCTTGCTGGTCTCACGGCTCACAACGAGAATTTCAACCCTTGGAACGCTCTAAGGAACGGGCTAGAGACCGGCGCTATGATTGGGCTAGTCATAGTGACCATTCAATTGATACAATATGCCTTTGGAAAGTCAGAGGAGGAAGAACCAATGAGCTTTGGGGCACAGTCCAACAGGCCGCAAAGGATGAGTGGAGGCAACAACAAGGGCAGGAGAACATTCAAGAAGACTAACTTCGCTGCTCAGGCGGCCGCTGAAATCAAGGCTGTCACAATCAACTTCGCAGGACGAGACATACAGGCTTACCCTATCTCTGGGCGAGTTTTCGTAACTTACCTACACGGCGTGAAGGATCTAATCCTTAAAGATGCCTCAGCCCCAATGGTTCACATGAAAGACGGAAAACCCTATCGTGCCAACTTTGTGATGGATTTGTCTGTGACCGACCCTGACTGTGATTTGATAATGTTTTCATTTGAGAACCACACAATGAGCCAGTACCCCGATAATATCAAGAAATTTATTACGAGGGCTGAACTCAACATGATCGAATTCGGAAAGCAACCGGTGCCATTTGTCGTGCAGACCATCTCGGGCAAAAAGTACAGTACGGCGATCAGGAGAGAGGAAATCACATACTCACACTC